CCTGTATCTCGCGGCCCGTGGCGACAAGTTTCTTAACGGCTCCGAACGCAGCATTCGCCGCTGAGACTGCCGCGAGAATGCCAGTGATCGGCTCCATACACTACTTGTTCCCCTTCAAGAATTTCTCGCGCTCCTCAAGGAGTTTGACCTTGACCTGAAGGTCGTTGATGTCCTTGTAGATTTGCTCTTTCATAATCGCCCGACGCTCTGCGCTGATTGGGCTATCAGTCGGGACACCTTCCTTGGTGATGAGCGCGGGCATCTGCCCTTCGATCTTGGTCAGACGCTCAGAGAAAGATGCAACCTGCCCCAACAGCCAAGCAAGCGCAGCCACCACGATGGGGATGACTGCCTTGAGAACATCTGACCAAGCCATGATCAGGCGGGCTGCTCAGGCCACTGCACACTCCAAGGAAATCCAGGCTGCGCGGTAATGTCTCGCAACGCCTGACGGTGGGTTGCCCAAACAGCCTTATCCACCGGGGCGTCCGCCACTTGCGTCCAGTCCGTGTCCTTGAGTTCCTGATTGCGCTGCTCGCGCATGGACTTGGCTTGCTCGGCGTCCTTCGCGGCTCGCCATGCGGCCTCTTGCTCGGCGGCGGTTTGGGCGGGTCGGTTTTCTGTTGCGGGGCGGTCAGTAAAGATCGGGCCGAGCACATACTTGGTATACCACTTACCATCCGCGCCCTGCTCAACACCTTGACGCATGGAGAACTGATAAACAGTACCTCCGGTGGCCTGTGGACCTTCAAAGACCATGTCGGCACCAAGCGCCTCTAGCACCTCGTCTGTGGTGCGATCCCATGACGGTCCGTCGTTATCCTTGGCCCAACGCCGGAATTCTTCTTCCAACATCACTTGGCCTGTGGCCCTGATTCTGATTTCCATGATTGCCCCTTATGCGATAGCAAAGAAGAGATAGGTGCCGCCGTTGGCATTAAGACCAGCCGGTGCGGATGCAGTCAGTTTGAAGCCGGTGGGGTCGGTATCCACGTAGTTGGTGGTGTCCACCTCGGCTTCGGCGTCATTATTCAGGAAAAGATACGGATCGTTACTACTTGAGATTCCACGTGCGATATCGTAGACCCACCAATCACCCGTAGCATCCGTCCGTTTGATTAACACAAATCGAACACCGCTAGAAAATCCGCAGTTAATAGTTTGCGCTGCGCCTGTGCCAGTATAGGAACCAACTTTACTTACGCCAGGGCAAGAGGCAAACAAATAGACTACCCAAGTCTCCCCACTTTCTGCAAAAAATGCGTTGGTTGTAATTGCAGTGCTTGTCGGCGCGACCGTAAACGAAGTCGAATCCCCGCTTCTACTCGCCGTACTATTTAGTATTACATAGTTTTGGTACCAATTTGCGTTAGGGGATGTAATTGCGGTTGTATAGGTCCACCAAGACTGCGCGGCATTGCGCCGCTTAAAAATCATCATCTCAGGCATTACCCCAAGATTATGGTTTATGACAAATGGATATGATCCACCCCCGGTGTAACAGACTTGATCGAAGAAACTAGGCGCGCGCCTAAAATTCCAGGCCACCTGAGAAGTCCCAGAATTATTGTAGAGACCGTAATTTGTATACCTACCCGTCAATATCACGTCTTCATTACTAGCGAAACCAACTGAAGAAGGAGAGTACAGCGAGTTGAAGTTCTCTTCAGTTATATTAAGGCTTGGGTACAAAACCAAATTACGCCCACGTAGCCTGTCAAACGACTGCCGCGCCTGCCCTGTTGTAGCCCTACTTGTAATCCAAGACATGTCCGTTGGGAAATTGGGAGTTATGTTTTGAACAGTTGAACTATTTATGCTGTTCCCGGTATAAGTAATTGGGCTAAACACACGCGTACCATTCGTCGGAGTTTTCATCGGGCCGCGACGGATGGCGATGTAGATGAATTGTGTGCCGCTTGCCGGGTTCCAAGTAAAACCTGTGGCGTTTAGCGCAGGACCGCCCGTAACGCTTGTCTCAGAGCCGGGCGTGTTTAGTCTAAGGTATGAATCGTCACCACCAGTCGTCCACCCGCGCATGTTATCAATAACGATCCAGTCCCCAAAACCATCTGTGCGCTTAAACATCAGCCATTGGGGTTCCCAGCCCAGGTTCACCGTTATTGTTGAACCAGGACCAGCCCCAGTAAACGATCCGCACGAAATTACATTGTCTGTGCCGGATGCCCCAAAACCGCCCGCGTCGTGAGCGAAAAGGTAGGCTACGTAACTGACGCCAGAATCATTAAGCGTCAAAGCAGAAGCAACAGTAATTGTCGTGCTGGTAGCGCCCCACAAATCTGACACACTTGTTGTGGTGGGGTCTGAGGAGTTTACCCGCGCGTATGTTTTTAGTGGAGTCGCCGAGGCGGCTCTATGATAAGTCCACCAATCATTTGTAGCAGTAAAGGCTTTTGTGATGATGCAGCCGGGGACGGAGCCAAGATTATGGTTGATGGTCCTTGTAGAAGAGCCATCTCCCACCCATGTCACCACATCAAAGAACTTCGGCTGCTTTCGGAATGCCCATGAAGTGTAGGTCACCCCACTGGTGTTTGTCTGCGACGTGCCAAATGGGCCGGGTGACCATACCGTAAATCCGTTTTGATTGAAGCCCGCGAAATTAAAGTTTTGCTGCCGAGCACTGTCGGTGCTCATGGTCAGCGAAAAACCGCCATCAGGTTGTATTACATTATCTGTGTCAAAAGTGGACGTTCCGCCACTCCTGCCTTTGACAATTACCGCTCCGCCAAACTCCCCCAGATTGATGCCGTTGTTTATGCCTCTGTAAGTGCTGTCGCCAAGGTAGAGGAACGTGGAAAACACGTCCTCGATGTAAACGGGCGTGGCTGTGGAGCCGGTTAACCCAAACCCTTTTGCAGACGCAGCACCGCGAGTTTCAAGCAATGGCATGGTTGGTCCTTATGCAAACCGTGTTTGGGAAGCAAACACAGAGAACGTGGCGCTTCCGGTCTTGATGACCGTGTACGAGTAGATGTCCACGCTGCTTGCATTACCCGCTGCGGGAGCCGTGCCTCCTTGCCACCGGGTCGTCACCCCCGAGGTCGTACCATCCACCTGCACCGAGGTGTTGTAGTACGCCGTTGCGCCGTTGGTCACCAAGAACGCCACCGTCACGCTCTGGCCCGTGGCAAGCGCCGTGTTCAGACTCGTGCCGCTAGAAGCCCGCAGGTTGACCGTGAAGTTGCCTGATGCATTGGTCGTGTAGAACAGCACCGACTGGGTGGTCACGTCGTAGTTAATCGTACCCGTTGCGGCGGTGGCGCTAACGGTTACAACCTCTGCGGTATCGTTGAGGACCAGGGCCAGAGCACTGCTAGAGCCTTGAAGCGTCTGAGTGGCCGTGAAGGTGTTGGCGGCGTTGGTAACCGGGATGTTGGCTCCCGCCAACGTGGCTGCGCCCGTGCCGCCGTTAGCGATTGGCAGCGTACCCGTAACGGCAGTAGACAGACTGACGTTGGTAATCGTATTGCTCGTCCCGCTGATCGTCTTGTTGGTGACGGTGTTCGTGCTGTTGGCCGTCAGGACGTTGGTGGGCGTGATGATGCTAGAAAGGTTTGCCATGTCTTACTCCGGCTTGGTGGGCCACTGGACGTTCCAAGGGAACCCGGCTTGCGAGGTGATGTCCCGCAGAGCCTGACGGTACGCAGCCATATCAAAGTTCTGCGGCGTATTTGACTCCAAAGCCTTGATGACCGTCCAGTCTGTCTGCCCGAGTTTTTGGTTGCGATCAGCCCGAACAGCAGTAGCCTGCTCTGCATCCTTCATGGCCTTGTACGCGGCTTCCTGTTCTGCGGCGGTGGCTTCAGCGGTATCCGTGAAGATCGGGCCAAGGACATACTTGGTGTACCACTTGCCATCGACCTGCTCCACGCCTTGACGCATGGAGAACTGGTAGACCGTCCCGCCCGTGGCCTGTGGGCCTTCAAAGACGGGATCAGAGTCAAACATCTCGATGGCTTCGGGGCTGAGAGGCCCAACCGATTTTCCGTAGGTAACCGCCACCCACTTGATCCACTCGTGATCAAGAAGCACTTGGCCCGTGGCCCTGATTCTGATTTGCATGATTGCTCCTTATGCGATGGCAAGGAACAAATATGTTCCGCCGTTTGCGTTCAACTCCGCCGGGGCTGCTGCGGTGACCTGGAACCCCACACTGGTGGTGTCAACATAGTTGGTGCCCGTGACTTCAGCAGCCGTGGCGTTAATCAGCAAATAGGGATCGTTGCCGCTGCTGATACCACGCGCAGAATCGTAGACATACCAACCACCCGTGCTGTCCGTGCGCTTTATCAGAACGAACCTCGCCCCGCCCGTGAAGCCGCAGTTGATGGTCTGCAATGCGCCCGTGCCGGTGTATGTGCCGACCTTGCTTACGCCGGGGCAGGAAGCGAAGAGGTAGGCGACGTAGGTAGCGCCATTGATGGTTCCGGCAGTGCTGTCAAATGCGCCAATTGCATTCGTCAGCGTATAAAGCACCGCTTGCGTCTGACCTGTTGCCGCTGTTGAATTTAGCAACAACGTTTTGTCAACGGAGCCATCGACTGCATAAGCCGTGTACCACGCGCCACTTGAATTTCTCCGCTTTTGAATTACCAACTCAGGCTTTACACCAAGGTTATGGTATACGAATTGCGTGGTTGATCCGTCACCCGTATAGCAAGTTACATCACAAAAACTTGGGGCGCGCTGAAAATAGTATTGAATAAGTGAGCCGCCACTTGAATTTACAGATTTGCCACCACTATTATCGGCGCCAACTGTTACTCCCGTATTGGTAAATGCTGTAAACCACTCACCACTATAACTATTACTTTCGGCACTGGTAATGCTTTGCTGCCAAGTTAGCCAATTTACCGGCCCGCGCAACTTATCAACTACCGGCATATATTCCCCGGCAGTGCGATAAGCAGAAATTCCAATGTCTGGCGCAAATCCGGCTGTTACTGAAGCCGCCGCCCCGGTTCCTGTTCTTGCAACAGGACTAAACACACTCGTCCCCGTCGTCGGAGTTTTCATCGGGCCGCGACGGATGGCGATGTAGATGTAGGTGTCCGCTGAATTATTCCAATAAGTGCCCCCGCCCTCAAGAATGAAGCCAGTAGCAGTTGGTGCGATTTGCGTAAGACCACTAGCCCCGTTCCATGACACCTCGTCAGTTGAACTATTAGGAACAAGGGCGAAATCTCCCCCTGTACCGTTTACCATGCCACGCATGACATCAACTAATTGCCAATCACCGCTACCAGAAGATTTTTTAATCAGCACCCACTGCGGCTCATAACCAAGCGTGATTGCGTTACCTGCCGCGCCTGTGCCCGTATAAGACCCACACGAAATCACATTGTCCGTACCCGTCAGGCCAAAGCCTCCTGCGTTGTGGGCGAAAAGGTAGGCGACGTAGGTTTGGCCGTTTTCGTTTACTGCGGCAGAACTTCCGAGCGTGAATTGAGTGCTCGTCGGTGTTGTATTGCTCCAATATCCAGAAGCAAGAAAAGAAGCAGCGGTGTCGTTAAGCAAAAGCGCCCTACCGCTTCCTTCGCTTCTGTGATAAACAGGCCAACCCTGTCCGCTTGCGCTTGTTTGTTTAATGATAATGCAGCCGGGAACAGAACCAAGACTGTGTGCAACAGTTCTCCCCGCAGTTCCATTCCCCGTATACGTCACCACATCAAAGAACTTCGGCTGCTTGCGGAATGTCCATGCGACATGGGTATAGGTGTTTGTATTGTTGTAACTCCCCATCGTAAAGCCGTTGCTATTAAAAGCAGTAACGGCATTATTCGTATCTTCTCCGTTTGTTAAATCTGAATATAGAGTTTTGCCCGCTCCTCTTGCGCTGTC